TGTAGAAGTCTTGACTGTAAAACAAAAAAGCCGGGTCTTTAGCCATTGATAACCCTTTCTAACTTTTTTCGATTGTGGTTAAAAAGTGAATTAAAAAAGCTGCGGATGGAATTGGTTTCATTTGGATACCTCCGGATGATCGCCGTCAGAAGCGATACAGAGACCGATACCGGAAGAGATAAGAGGAGAGGCGGTAATCCAGTCGCCGTTTACAAAGCCGATGTAACCACCGATGAAAAGGGAGATGAGTCCGAAAAAAGTTGTTTTGTAGTGGAAGAGTAGGTTATGCAAAAAAGCCTCCGAATGAATGAGCGATCGCATGGATGAATGAAAAACAAACCCCTCCCAAACCCTCCCCTTTGAAAAAAAGGGGAGGGCTTAAGAAAGGCAACTTTTGAATGGGAGCATGGCTGAATGAAAAGTAAACCCCTCCAAGCCTCCCCTTTGGGAAAGGGGAGGAGGGATTGCTGAAAAGTCGGAGTACTTTAAGTTGAATCAATGTAACTCCATTTCATAATTAGGGTTATGTACGTTTATATGATAAACTAATTTGATAAAGTCGGCTACTGAAATGCGGTCGCAGTTGGCAAGGGAAGTGAGTTCATCTTTAAGCGCTGAAAGTCTGCGATTGCGGTAAGCTAGCCACTCATCTTTTGAAAGCGCCAAGTAATAGCCTAAATCATCACCGATAACCCAGTGACCTTTTAACCTTGCATTGTGTGAAAAAGTACGGAGCATGCGTTTGAAGGCTTCAAGGGAGATGGGAGTAACGGGACTCTTGAGAGGAGAAGATCCCTCGACTGGTTCGGCTGCGCTCACCACAGGTACGCTCGGGATGGGAAGTTGGCTGAGGTAAAGCTCATAAAGTTGAACTGCCGTCAATGCGGAATGTTTTCCGTAAGGTATCGTGTTCAAAAAAGTTTCCAGAGATTCAAACATATGGTGTATCGGTTAAGTAAAAAGTAAAAAGAGCAACTTTAAAACAAACCCCACCTAACCTCCCCTTTGAAAAAAGGGGAGGAATAAGGCGATGGGTGAGTACGATAAAGAACAGGCTCCAACTGAAATAAATTGAGCGTTGCTTGGAGCGGAACAACCCTCAATGAGGGAACAAGAGAACCAATTAATAAATGTGCAATTCAAAAGGAAAATGTTCAAGTTCATTTATATCCGGAAGAGTACCGAAGCGCAAAACAGCATTACCATTCCAAATAGATACGGTTACTGTGTTAGGATTAACATCAATGTCATAAATTGGAAATGCATGGCCTTGATAAGGCGAATAAGTATGCTCATAGGTAAAAGAATGAGCCACCGAAGGAATTATTTTGAACGAACCGGGATTTTCAAAATCCCTTTGAAAGAGCAGATCAAAGCCAAGAGTATTTTCAAGAACCGTAGGAGTAAGCCAAAAGTCGGTGTACAAAACAGAGCCGTTTGTCCAGACAGCAGGAGTTGTACCGGTAGCAATGAAAACGGTAAAAGGGTTATTATTTGCAGCACCGACATTAGTAAAGTCATCACCAGCCATATAATCCTCAGTAATAACATACCTACGACCGATCACTAAGGGACCTTGAACAATTGAATTAAGATCAGTATAGGTTAACCCGGCACGATAAACTTTAGGTGCGGAAGGAATAGCAGAAAGGTCGGCTTTGCTATCGAGTTGAGCTTGAATATCTGCAGAAATATTTGCGAGAGAAGCAAATTCTTCGCGGGTGATACCAAGAGCTTTTAACAAATTATTAATTGAGCGCATGATGATTTCTCCTTATTTCAAGAGGATACGGATAAGTTGATCAACTGCAGATGCGGTATCGAGAGCGATACCGAGTACATCAATGCCTTCTTCAAAAGGAATAGCTTTGCCGTCATCATCAGAAATTACTTTTGCACCTTTTGTAATTGCTGCACCAGTTCTGACAAGCGCAATACCACTAACGATAACGGGCATTAGTTGGGATTCGGTACCAAGTGGGAAAAGAAGTTCATCGGCAGAGACTCCGAGATGCTGATCGCCGGAAGAGACGGGATAGCCGTCGAGTCCCACGAATACATTTTTAGGAATGGTGAAGTTAGGATCGAACGAGTTCTCCGGAATGGTTGCGGTGGTGATCAATGTGGGTTGTTCGGTTTTCATATTTTCTCCAGTAGAAAGTTGAAAGTATAAAGTCAGTGAATTAAATTTTTCTTGGGCGTCCGCGTTTGCGCGAGGCGCTTTGGTTAACGGTTGAATAAAAGTTTGGGATCGCTGCAATTTCTGATTCCGATAATTCGCGAAGATGATTTGAAAGCGAAGCATCGAAGGTGTCGATTATTGTTCCTTCGGGAATTAATTTTTTATTCAGGAAAATATCGGAGTCGACGACCTCGTAGTATTTTTTCTTAATTGGCTGCGGATGATCCTGGTTGTTAAGTGTTTCTTGGTCTGACATAAAAGTCCTTTGTTAATGGTTGCAAGATTGAGTGAATGCAAGGTTTCTGAAAACAAACCTCACCCTAGCCCTCTCCTTGGTAAGGAGAGGGGATTTTAATTTGTTATGAATTTGTGTCGTTGATTAAGTAACCGGCATCGGAGCCTAAGATTAGAGGCTGGAAAATGTCGGTGTTACGAATGAACTCAACTTTATTTCCTTCACCGGAATAAACATCCACGATCGGGAAATTTTTCTTTTTGAATGTGTATCCGAATGAAGGTTCGTACAAACTCCGTTCTGCATTTGGTGATTTAATTGGGACATAAGCAAGAATTACGTTATCAGACCAAACATCATTGAAAACATCAGCGTCATCTGAATAAACCGCTTCGCCAACAAAGAGATTGGGAATGTCCAACAGCGCAGACAATAATTGGGGAGTAATAACGGCGTGTTGGGTGTAACGGATCTTATCCAAAATCGCTGGATGGTTCTTTAATGCTGAATAAGCACTTGCGCCAAGGATTGCAACGTTAGGACGTTTTGCGATTTTCTTTCTCACGGCTTCTTTTGCAGTCTCAAAGATTGCTATCGGGTCACTTGCGGAGTTATTAAATTTATCACCAGCAGCAAGAGTGACTTTGTTTCCGGAAGGGAAGGAAGCGAGATTCTGAACTAAGTCGGCAACTTTCTTTTCAAGGCGAAGTTTGATCGTTTCTGTTGTTACGTGAGTTGCGTAAACTTTTAAGTTCCGGATGTCTTCACTTACTTCGCGGTAATCCATTGGATAAGCAATGTCATGTTCTGTAAGTGAATAGCTAACAGTATTAATACCTTCCGGACTTATGACATTTGAATTTGCTCTGATTGCTCTTTCTGTATTATAAATTCTGAAAGCTTCTTTGTTGAACAGGGGGACTTTGCCTCCTTCTTTTTCAACAGAAACATCAGGGAAGAGTTGCGATGCAACGAGGTTAGGTTGGGAAAAACCACGAGCTAACGAGGTTAGGACGGGGTCGACGATACGTTTGTTTGATAAGGACATAGTTACCTCAATAAATAGTTATCAGTGTTAGGAATTAAAAACGATTTGGGCGGCGTCCTGGTAAGAAATTTTCTTATCCATAACGACTGCGACAATTTTTTTATGAACTTGAGCCGCATCTTCATCAAGAATAAATTCAGAGAAATCAAAAGGTTTGGGAACTTCACTATTTTGTTTTTCGGGTGGAGTAGCGAAATCTTCTTTGCTGATGATGACGGGGAAAAATGAAACAAATTCAGAAAGAAAATTTTCCAAGGAAAATTTCTCATTCGCACTTTCCGAAAAATCCATTGTGAGAAGTGAAAGTAATTTTTCTTTCATGGGGACGGTTAGTTTACCATCGGAGAAAGCTTGTTCAACTTGATCTTTGAAGTTGGAAGAAAAAGTATATACTACTCCAAGATTAGGTTCTGAATTGTTTTCTGATCTATCAAGATTGATGCGGAGTTCTTTCCACTCATAAAATTCGTTGGTGAGTTTATTCACTTCTTCGGAGAGATTAGTTATTTGAAGAAGAATATCGGGAAGACGAAATTCTTCATCATCATTTTTCTTTTCGGAGCTGTGGATGCCGGGTTCAGAAAATTCAATAATATTTTCATCAGTTGCATCTTCAAATTGGAGGTCTGCTAAACCTTTGACTGCGGGGAGAGCTGCACCAAGAAAACCAACGTGACGAAGGGAATTATCGGGGTTAAGAGAAACCGATCTTTTCTTGAAAAGACCTTCTTTAACCGCATTAAGAAATTCCGGGACAATCTTTGAAGCTGAAGCAATGAGTTTATCGCCGTTGACTTTGAGGGAATCAATCCATCCATACGCGGGATCATTTGATTTGGGGTGACCGATTACGATAGGAGCTTCTGAAATTGTTGGATCGTAAGAAGAGGCAATCTTTTCAAGATCAGACTGAGAGAAATTAACTTCTTTACCTTGAGAGTTAGTAAACGAACCGGTTTTTAATATTTCAAAATCCATCTATTTTTGCACCTTATTTTATAAATAAATAAAATATCTTTGGCAAACAAAAGGATTATTTTTTATATATGCAAATAAAAAAGAGGTAATTTCAATATATAGACAAATTATTACCCTATTTTTGCGATTAAAACTAAAAATAAAAGGATAAAAAGAGATGAATGATCGACAAAAAAGGTTTTGTTTGGAATATTTAAAGGATTTTAATGCTACAAAAGCTGCGGAAAGAGCAGGATATTCAAAAAAAACCGCAAATCGTATCGGATCGGAGAACTTGTCAAAACTTGACATTAAAAAAGAGATTGAAAGGTTAAAAAAAAAGCAAGTTGAAAAATCTGAATTGAAAGTCTCAGACATAATAGATGGGTTCAAGGATATTGCATTCAGCGTGTTTGAGAAAACGAGTGACAGATTAAAAGCGTTGGAAATGCTTGGGAAATATTTAGGGATATTCAAAGAATCGGAGCAAAGAGCAACGGTTATTAATGTAGTTAATAAAATTAGGAATTAGTCCGCCAATGCGGATTAGGAATTAGGGAGTAGGCAAAAGTAACAAGTGGAAAGTAACAAGTATAAAGTGTCATGTCCGGCATTAAGTTTACAGAAGAGGAAGAAAAAACTTAGTAAAGGAGAAGAAAAATGGCAGATAGAAATAGGACAATAGTAAAGTACAGTTTAGCATTTAAGCAAAAAGTAGTAAATGAAATAGAGGAAGGAAAACTAAGTAAAAGCGAAGCCTGCAAATTGTATAATATAAAAGGAGGTAGCACGATACAGCAATGGATAAAAAAAATGGGAAAGAATCATTTGTTGAACAAGGTAGTAAAGATAGAACTGACAGATGAAGTAAACATGCTAAAACTGAGAGAGAAAGAAAAGCGGGAATTAGAATCAGCTTTAGCGCAGGCGCATTTAAGAATACTGAGCCTGGAAAAGATGTTAGAGATAGCCGGAAAAGAATATGGAGAGGACTTAAAAAAAAAGTACGGTATCGAAGCATAGAAGAAATGATCATAGAAAGGGGAAAATATACGTGGAACTATAACGTGGAAGAAATATGTCTTGTTCACGGAATAAGTCGACAGTCCTATTATCAGTGGAAGAAAAGGGAGATAAAAGAAAACTATGAAGAAGAAATAGTCCTTCAGTTAGTACAAGAAAAACGGAAGAGGCAGACAAAGGTTGGGGGCAAAAAATTGTATAAGATGTTAAGGATAACTTTCAAAGAAATGGAGTTTCGTTTAGGGAGAGACAGGTTGTTTAACATATTAAGAGATAATGGTTTACTAGTGAAACGGAAAAGAAAATATATAAGAACAACCAATTCAAATCATCGATTTTGGGTATATGAAAATTTGATTAAAGAAGTGAAAGTAGACCATCCAAATCAAATACTGGTGGGAGACATAACGTATCTACAAACAGAAGAAGGGTTTTTGTATTTAGCATTATTGACGGATGTCTATTCGAGAAAAATAGTAGGCTATGATGTAAGTGAGAGTTTGTCGATAGAAGGGAGTTTAAGAGCATTAAAGATGGCATTGAGCGGAGTAACGAAAAAAAAAGGAATGATCCATCATTCAGATCGAGGGATACAATATTGCAGTAATGATTATACAAAGTTATTGCAAAAAAACGGAATAAAAATAAGTATGGCAGAAAAAGGAAATCCATATGAGAATGCAATAGCCGAAAGAGTAAACGGAATACTGAAGATAGAATTTTTATTGGAACAACGATTTAGGTTGAAACAAGAAGCGCGCGAGTCAGTAAAAGAAGCAATAAAAATATATAACGAAGAAAGATTGCATATGACAATTGGTTACCTAACACCGGCAGAAAAATATGAAGAAAGAGTGGCTGCGTAGAAGATAGTTAAAGGAAAATAAGCGAACGCAAGGGCTAACTCCAGTCGGGCTACGCCCTCCTTCCGTTAGCCCTTGCGTAAGTAGTAAGAACAAAATTCTGTAAACTAAATTTAGGACTTGACAT